AGGCTTAGAGAAACGCTTTGCACAGTCAGCGCCTAAAAGACGCTACTTGTATGAGCCATATGATGTACCATACGTGATGCACAGGAAATACAAGCCAGACTTTGTGGACAAGAAGACGGGTGACTACATTGAGACTAAAGGATTCTTTAGGGCAGGAGACACCCAGAAATACACATCAATACGTGATAGTATTAAACCAATCAAGTTAATCTTTGTCCTGTCAGACCCCAACAAGAAGGTCAGGAAAGGCTCTAAGATTACGATGGGACAGTGGTGCCACAAGGAAGGTTTTGAGTTTTACACAGTTGATGAGTATGTAGATCATGTCACTAACAATGGATGAAGTAATAGAGCGTATCCTTAAACGCTATGACGCTGAAGACTTACTGGAAGCCCTGGACATTAGTTCTGAAGAGCTGCTGGATAGGTTTGAAGATAAATTTATTAACCGTCTACAGGTGTTTGAAGCCGAAGTAGATGAAGATGAAGTAGAGGTAGAACAAGATGAGTATTGATAACATTACTCCAGAGGAGTGGAACAAGATGGGTTTTAAGACTATTAAAGACAGAGACACTAATGCTCTTGACAATGAGCCTAACGACCACCCAGTGTACGGAGACTACAAGTACGACAACGTACACCGACCAGAGCATTACAACACTGGTAGCATAGAGTGTATTGATGCTATTAAAGGTATGCTCAATCACGACGAGTACATTGGGTACCTACGTGGCAATGCCTTGAAGTACATGTGGCGCTTTAGATACAAGAAGAGTCCTATTGAAGACCTACGTAAAGCTAGGTGGTACGAAGAACGATTGATTAGTTACATGCTGGAGCACCCTAGTGACAAGTAAGGTAGGAGTACAGGATTACTTAGGTATCCAGATTGATTATGACAGAGAAGAAAACCTTAATGTGTTCTCACTAGAGACACTGAAGGATAGATATTTCTGGGGAGATGAGACACATGCCCAAGAAGCATTTGCCAGAGCGTCGGTCTATGGTGCAACGTATCAAGGACATACTGACTACAATCTTGCACAGCGACTTTATAACTACGCAAGCAAGGGGTGGTTCGGTTTTAGCACTCCTATACTTAGTAACGGGGGAACCACTCGTGGTTTACCTATTAGCTGCTTTCTCAATTATGTTCCTGATTCAAGGCGTGGTCTTTCTGATCACTACGATGAGAACATATGGTTGGCAAGTGGAGGTGGAGGCTTGGGCGGATATTGGGGTGCTGTTAGAAGTAATGGCGTTTCAACTGCTAACGGTAGTCAGTCTACTGGTAGCATACCTTTCATGCATGTCGTAGACAGTCAAATGCTTGCCTTTAACCAAGGCGTAACACGGAGAGGATCTTATGCAGCGTATATGGACATCAGTCACCCAGAAGTGGAAGAGTTTATCGCTATGCGAAAGACTACTGGGGGCGATCTTAATCGTAAGTGCCTTAACCTTCACAATGGAATTACAATCACAGACGAGTTCCTGGCCGCCGTCATGTCTGATGATCAGTGGAGACTTATAGACCCTAAGTCTAAGCAGGCAGTCAAGACTGTATCCGCTAGGGACTTGTGGTGGCAGCTAGTACACACCAGAGCAGAGACAGGTGAACCCTACATTGTTAACCTAGATCGCTGTAACGAGGCTCTACCGCAGCCACAGAAGGACATGGGGCTGGAGGTACGCCAGAGTAACCTATGCTCTGAGATCACACTACCAACCAGTGAGGATCGCACAGCAGTGTGTTGCTTGTCTAGTGTTAACCTAGAATACTTTGATGAGTGGAAGGACGATGAACTGTTTATCTTTGACATGATTAACATGTTGGATAACATCATTGAACATTTTATTGACAACGCTATGATAGACACAGGCATGAACGTGTCAGCAGATAGCATAGAGGAGTTTAGAGAGTATGTTAGAGAAGATAAAACAGGCTTTGCAAAAGCCGCTTATAGCGCATATAGAGAACGTGCGGTCGGTCTTGGAGCGATGGGTTTTCATAGTTACCTTCAACGTAATGGAATCCCTTTTGAGGGAATGTACGCCTCCAGCTTCAACAATAGAGCGTTTAAGACAATCAAAGAAAGATCTGAGATGGCTTCCAGAAGTCTGGCTAGAGACCGTGGGGAGGCTCCTGACATGGCTGGTAGTGGCCGTCGTAATTCCCATCTGCTTGCTATTGCCCCTAATGCTAGTTCTAGTATTATATGCGGTGGAACAAGTCCTTCTATTGAGCCTACAAGGGCTAACGTATTTACGCACAAAACTTTAACAGGCTCATACAAAGTCAAGAACAAATACTTGGAGAAACTACTTGAAGAGAAAGGTACCAACACAGAGAAAACGTGGAAAGATATTGCTGCTGCTGAAGGCTCTGTTAAAGACTTACCGGAACTATCGGAAGAAGAGAAAGAAGTTTTCAAGACAGCGCCTGAACTTAACCAAATTTGGGTCATTGAACACGCCTACCAAAGACAGAAGTACGTCTGCCAAGCACAGTCAGTAAACCTGTTCTTTGAGCCGCCACCGGCTACAGCACCACAGGAGATACACGATGAGTATCTGGAGTATGTTAATAGCGTACATTGGACAGGAGCTAACAAACTCAAATCTATGTATTACCTGCGAACTACAGCGGCTAGAAATACAGAGAATGTTAACATCAAGATACCCAGGATCAACTTAGAGGATGGGGAGTGTCTCTCCTGTGAAGGATGACAAGGATAAGTTCAACACATACTGCCTACAACAGTGGGCAGCTTATGTGGAAAAGTCAGGTACTTTGAGCTTCAAAGAATACCTAAAGAGAAACAAAAAACTATTGGAGAAAACTTATGATAGATCCAAAGATTAGCGCCATGAAGCGCCTGTACAACGCTGAGATAGACGTGTACAAGGCAGAGGTGCAGAACTACCTAGACAATCCTGTGGCTGTAGGTGAGCATGGTAACTTGATTGAGACTATGGACAAGCTGGTGCAGAAGATTGCTGAAGCAGAAGATAAACTGATTGTACTGGAGACACACTTTAGTGAGTAATGTAATTAACCTAATGCCTACACAGGCAACCGCTGACGAGGTACTAGAGGACTGTAAGGGTGAGTTTAATCACGTACTGGTACTAGGGTGGACTGAAGATGACGCTCTGACAGCTAAGGCTACAGAGTCTATGGACTTGAAGGAGACCATCTACTTGGTGGAAGTATTCAAGCAAGCAGTAATTATGGCAGGACATGAAGTAGAATGAGTGATGAACTAATACACCTGATTAGCCTGTGGGCAATGAAGCGTGGTATACTTAACAACAGCACACCTTTAGCACAGTTTGCTAAACTTGTGTCTGAGATGGGAGAGCTAGGGGATAACATAGCCAAGCAGCGTGATGTGACTGATGACATTGGAGACTGCTTGGTGGTGTTAAACACCTTAGCCATAATGAATGACACTACCCTAGAGGAATGCCTGAAGGTAGCGTATGATGATATTAAAGATCGCAAGGGACACATGAACAGTCATGGTGTCTTTATCAAAGAGGGAGATGCAGCTTGAGTTTAAGATCAACTAGAGATTACTACAAACCGTTTGACCATCCTTGGATGTTTGACTACTACTCACAACAGAACCAGATGCACTGGTTTCCAGAGGATGTACCTCTGCACAATGATGTAAAAGATTGGCAGACAATGACTGATGAGGAGAAGAACCTACTGACTCAGATCTTCCGTCTATTTACACAGTCTGATGTAGATGTCAGCAATGGATACGTTGATAGGTACATGCGTATCTTTAGAAAGCCTGAAGCACGTATGATGATGGGTGCATTTAACAATATGGAGTCTATACACCAACATGCATACAGCCTGCTACTGGACACCGTAGGAATGCCAGAGGTAGAGTACAAAGCCTTTGCAGAGTATGAGGCTATGGCTGCTAAACATGACTATATAAACTCTGTAAAGCTTCCAGAAAAGGCTGCTACAAGCTCACTTGTTCCCGATAGACGTGCTATTGCAAAAGCCTTGGCTATCTACTCAGGTTTTACTGAAGGACTACAACTCTTTAGTAGCTTTATCATCCTTCTAAACTTCCCAAGGTTTGGTAAGATGAAGGGGATGGGGCAGATTATTACTTATAGTATACGTGATGAATCTCTACACGTAGAGGCAATGACTAAGCTGTTCCGGGAGTTTATTCAAGAGAATATTGACATATGGACAGACTCTTTCAAGAAAGAAATCTATAAGGCTTGCCGCCAGATGGTTGACCTAGAGGATAGGTTCTTGGACTTAGTGTTTGAGCAGGGTGATATTACTGGTTTAACCAAAGAAGAGATGAAGCAGTACATCAGGTACATTGCTGATCGTCGTTTACTACAGCTAGGCTTGAAACCTAACTATGAAGTAAAGGACAATCCACTAAACTGGCTGGATGATGTGTTAGGTGTAGAGCATCAGAACTTCTTTGAAGGACGTGCAACTACCTACATGAAGGCTGGCTTACGTGGTGACGTTGGTAAGGTTAAGTTTGCTAATGTAGCTTGAGAAGACTTGGGGGCGCAATGCCCCCTTTTCTTAAAGTCCAGTTAGTACCTTGTTCTTAGCCTCGTCTCTATCCATACGTTCCTGTGCTTTTTCCATGCCTCCGCCAAGGAATGTGTAGTATAGTTTACCTACTACAGGCACATTCTTCAAAGCCCTGTTGATGTCATCTATGTCAGCGTCTCCAGACCATAGTGTAGAAACAGCCTCTCCTGCTCCTATCAACGTGCTTTGTGCAGTACCTATGAAAGGGGGAGTCAAGCTAGAAACTACCATATCTCCTATCTTACCTTCACTTAGGTACTTATCCACATTGTATTTATTTAAGAACACAGTAGCCATCAAGGTTTCAATAAACTTATCTGAATAGTTTAACGACCTTTCGTCTCCACCAGTTAAGTAGTAGTCTCTTACTGTGGCTACTGATGCGTTACCTCCACCTACAATACCTGCATACCTAGCAAGATCTGTCAATCCTTCAAGCCTAGTCTTGTTATCTTTAGACTTCATTTTAGCTAGACTTCTATTTCTAATTAAGTCTAATTGCTTAATCATGTATGTCTTCAAGCTATAGAAAATACGACCATTAGGATTATTCAAGTATGCTTCAGGCATCTCTGTCAAAGTAACAGGTTGAACATCTGTTAAATCATTCCAAACTAAAGTCTTAACTTTGTCTGTTATCTTACCGCTTTGTAACTCTTGGGTAAGTTTACTGATGTCACCTCCAAACACATCACCCCACTGCTCCTCAAGTTTACGCCTGCCGTCTGGAGTAGCTGCCATCTTTCTGTATTTAATTAAGGAAGAGTTAATCAGAGTGTTCTTACCTAACCTATCTATAGCCTTGAAACCTGACAGCCCAAGTGCTTTGTCCAGTACCCCGCTAAGTCCTCCGGTATTATTCATCTCAGCGGCTACGTTATCAATAACACCTAGTTCTTCAGCGGTTAGTTTGTTTTTCCCTAGCAACGCAGCAAAAGTATTCTTCAGTCCATTAAAGTATGCTGCGCTTCCTAAGTCTCCTAACTGTACAGCAGCGGAGTCTAGCTGACCAAGCAAAGACATGTATTGCAGATCTCTGCCTACCGCTAATGCTTCGTTCATCTTTAGGTCTTCACCTTCAAACCTAGCGTTAATAAGGTCTGTAAGCTCATCCACCTGCTTCTGTGGTAGGTCTTCCGTTAGCTCACGTATCAGTGATCCAGCAGAGTTACGATAGTCTAAGTCTTCACTACCTTCTCTCTTCATGCCGTTTTTACCAAAGAACCTACGCTTCTCAATCTCACGTATAGACTTGTTAACGTACATCTGCAAGGACTCAGGAGCAGAGTGGTAGAACCTTTGCAAGTTTTCTTCTAGATATGGGATCTTACGTGAGCTAGTTAAACGCTTTAGTCCTTTTGGTGTAGGTCTGTAACCCATAAGGACTTTGTTTATGATGTCATCTTTCTGTGCAAGAGTAAGCTCATAATCATCCTTGCTTTTTAACTTTGCTAGTCTTAATCTTTCAGCTTCTAGTGCTTGGTTGATATAGCTCTTGGTCTTTGCTCCTATAGCCATCATTAATCCTTCACGATCTTTTACAGACCGTGGGAAAAAGTCATCAAGATACTTAACGTCTATACCTGCTTCCTCTAACTCTGTAAACAAGTTGTCCAGAGTTGAACGTATCTTTGGTAAAGTCTCAACTACTTCAGGGAAGTATTCAGTAGCAATCTGCTCTGCCCTAGCAAAGTTGTTGTTCATTAAAGCATTCTCAAGACTAGCCCAGTTAGGATTACCTTCTTTAACTTTTTTCATACCTACGTTAAAGAAATCTTGGAACTCTCTGCTTGTGTCACCAATGCGCTGTAGTGTCTTACGGTCTACTTCTCTAAGAGAAACCATTAAAGGTTTACTGAGCTTACCTATCCTAGAAGATATTGGAGCTAGAAGCGGATCTAATTTTTTAGCCAGTAAAGACTTAGCGTACAGAGGATTCTCAATCTGTCTAACAATCTCAAATGCTTCTTCTTTAGTAGGCACTACAAAGGGTCTATCAGCGTCAGCTAAAGTCTTAGTAACTTTAACAGTGTCATATCCAAGATTAGCTTGTACTAGAGGAAGAACCTTATCCTCTGGTATTCCTTTGGACACTAGCCTAGCTGCTTCTTCTTCCATAGCAGTCAAGGTGTTGTTAGCTGCATCAGCAGACTTCTGACCCGGAGTACGTCTATCTGCTATGTTGATGATAGATCGTCCTACGTTCTGTAGTTTTTCTTTACTGGTTGCTATGGCAGAAGGAGCTTCTTTAAGTACCTGTCCTGCTCTTGTAACAGCCACAGGTAACGTAGCGCCTAGTGCAGTATAAGCAACCAAATTAGCTGCATCAAACTCATTCTGAGCAGCCTGTGACGCAAGTCCTGAAGCAAGACCTACGCCTCCACCAATAGCCAGCATAGCCTTGGTGCTCTGACCTACAGGCAACAGTACACTAGGATCTAATAGTCCTTTGGTCAGTGTTCCAGCAACATTAGCACCAGTGCTTCTACCCCAGACTTCTTGCTTGGTTAAGGTGTCAGCATGTTCTTCTGCTACATTAGCTGCCTTGTTCTCACGAAGGCGCTGTAGTCTTTCATCGTAACTAAGATTTTGAAACTCATCACCTAATCCCATCTGTAAAGTAGGCAATAGGCTACCTTCTTCAAAGCTATAGGTTACTGTAGACTGTGGGAATGCAGCGGTAAGGACTGTGTTAAAGTCCTCCATCAAGCTACTGCCTTGGTCAAAAGCTAAACTAGCTTCCTCCATAAACGTAGGTTCTTCTACAGTTTCCTTGAGGATCTCACGCTGCGCCTCTAGTTGCTCTTGCTGTACCTGTTGTTCTCTTTCTTGTTGAAGTTTAAGCATGTCACTCACGA